GAGCAATAAATGTATCATTGGCTATTCCAAACTCGTAAGCCATTGATAAACCTCTGTATCCAATATCAGTGTATATCGCAGCAAGTCCAGAAAAATCAAATGATCGAGCAATCTTGTCTTCTGGGTCCATATCATTCCAAACATAGCTAGGAGTTCTCATTCGAACAATCATAGAACCTAAGCCCATAGCAACCGCTATATGAGCCATTGGATTACGGACAGTACCAGATGCATAATTAGCTGTTATCTTACTCAGAGCGCCCATTGTGTAGCTGTAGAACGTAAATGGTAAAGCCAGTAACCCAGACTCTACTCTTGCATAGCCTCTAACTCTGCTATCTTCTTTTAATCCAAACTGTTTACCTAGTTTTATTGGAACATAAGCAACACCATCCATCATAATAGGTTTATCAGCAGGAGTACCCATAATAATTCTATTCATAATGCCGCTATGCAAAGCATTTCTAAAACCCTCAACAACAGTTTTATCTGTCCATGCTTCAGTATTCGCCAAGTATAAACCTTGATTAGTTTTTTCTACTGGCATTTCTGCAATACGAGCAGCTAGTTCTGGCGTAACATTATATCTAGCAAGGAACTCACGCTCAAACTTACTTGCTCTATTATTTGTTAAACGTATCGAAGCCTCAACAATAGTATGCCCACGCACCAAACCGTCTAATGCTTTTGCTGATGTAGTAACAAGAGATAACCCATTGAGTATATAAAAAGCATTGTTAAGTTTATCAAAAGTACCTTTGCCAAACATGTCATTAGATAAACTTTCCATATATCGTAGGTGAGTAGTACCCATTGTTATCTCTAATGCTTGACCTGATAATTTTGTTTCGCGTTTACCCATTGCAAACGCAGCATTATTAGAATCTAAAATAGATAAAAACGCTTTACCTATTGTTTCTAACTCATGATCCATAAACAAAGTAGACAGATCGCCAACCGCAGCAACACCAGATGAACCCAAGAATGTCCAACTTGTGACGCTACGTAACATATCAGCAAGTTTAGTATCTATTGCATCAGCACGTTTAAGAGTTGTTCCTACAACACGATCATAACTATGAACAAAGTTCTTAATGTATTTGTTTATATCTTTTTCAGAATAACCTTTTTTCTTCATGTAATCTCGATAGTAATCTAATCGAGCCTCAAGCGTTTGCAGCCCACCTGATTCTGGATCAGCAAACTTTTTATGATATTCAATCTTAGGAGCAACACGATTTGTATATGCAATCATTAGTTCTTTAACATCAGTTACAATAAAATCTTTTATCTCTGAGTTAGGAATATCTAATGTTCTCTCCATAAAATGTTTACTGCGGCCATAACCAGAAAAGATAGCTTCAATAGCTTCTTCTTCTGTTTCTTCCATAATGCCATTTATAGTTGATTCAGCACGTTTAAAAACATCTTCGGGATTTGTGCTCAACTCTCGAACAACCACTTTACCATTTTCGATAGATCGAATTTGTGGATTGTTTTTGTACCAGTTCATAAGTATTCTACGAAACTCGTCACGATTTTGAGCAATTGCTTGTCTATTAAAAAATCTAGGCAAGTATCTAGGACGTGGGCCGCTATCAACAGCATCAAGATATGCTTTTAGATTATCTAACTGACTTGTTAAATTATCTATTGATTGAGATAAAGTTCCTAAGCCACTTCGCATATCAGGAGTTAAATCAAGTTTAGTTCTTAATTCAAAAAGATCATCAATGTTTTTAGCATTGCTAATCATTTGTCTTGCATTATCAAACTCTTGAATTTGCTTTGAAACAGTAAATATATCTTTCTCTAGATCAGCCTTAAACTTAACTTGTTTATTAGTAAGGCCTCGTGTTTGAGCAGTTTGATTTAATTTATCTAACTTTGTTTGTAACTTTGCTAATTTAGGATCAAGTGTTTTTGTTTGGATGTCGTTCATCCACTTTTTATTCTGTGCAATAATACTATTAGTTACAGATATTAGTTCTGCTTTACGACCTGCTGCTTCTAAAAACCTTGTTTCAAATAAATCTCTGCTATTAATTAAACCGAGGTCTTCCATTTCCTTGCGATAATTTTCAAAGAAATTCTCAAGAGCAGTAACAGACCTTGCTTCTTGATCTGTTAATTTATCCATTGGAACTTCATCTACATACAAACGACCAATGTGATTGTACCACTGTTGTTTAGTAAAACTTTCTGCGCCAATCTTTCCACGAATTTTTTCAATAGCATTTCTAACTTCAACATTAGAAATCTGTATATCACCCCTGCCTTTTGCAGACATTATTTCATTGTATGTATTATCTATCTGATCAAGCGTATTAAACCATTCTCCTGCTCTACGACCAGAATTAGTATACACAGAAGTACCTGCCGATTTACCTAGCTGATTCATAACAAGCGGCATACCGTTATCACCTGCTAGTGTAAGTATTTCCATTTTTAAAAAGTCATCATATGCTTTGCTTTGAATAACTTCTCGAACAGGAGTAGGAACAAACTTCATAAACCAAGATTCAGTAAACCACTTGCCAGTAAATGAAACATCCTCACCATCTTTTAATGGTGTCTCAGAAGTGCTTCTCAAGTATTCTTTATATTCTTTTTTAATTTCTTTTTGTCGTTGTCGAAAAGACTTTGGCAACACAGAAGCAACTGTATAACCAATACCTGCCGATAATGTAGTAATACTAGCAGTAAGTATTGCAGCATTAAGAACATCGTTTAACGCTTTCTCAGGATCAACACCTGCTTGACTTAATGCTTCGGGAAATGTCATTGCACCACTAGATACAGCACCATCTAACGCAAATAGTTTTGTAATTTCTTCCCTAGTTAATCCACCTCTCATCATTTCTCTAGATCGAGCAATGGCTCTTAATTGACCGTATTTATTAATACCTTTGAAACCAGTTTGACTTAATAAGTTAAGAGCTTGTGGTAAAAGTTTAGAAGCATTAATAGCAGCGTAAGGTAGAAATAAACTTACTGGTATAGTTGGATCAGTTATTAATTGTGCTCCAAGACTAGAGTTTTCTAATGCGTATTGAGAACGCTGCCTTGAATTTACAAAATTAACAGCCCTTCGATAATCATCCATACTCGTTGCACCAAATATTCGCATATGATTTGCAAGGTTAGATGGAAGATCGTTTTCTTTTATATAATCTTCAACAGCAGCAGATGCGTCTTCTTCAAACTTACCTTCACTTGCATAGAAAGAAAGTTGATCAGCTACACTACCAAATGTTGTTTGTATTTGAGCATTACCAGTTTGACCAATTGTAACTTTTTGATCAATAGGATCAGGTTTTTTTTCTACTGGTAATGGTGGTAAATCAGGTAGATTAATTTCCATCAATCAAGTCCTAATGCCTGTCTTTGTTCTTCAATAACTTCATCTATTGTTTTTGGTGTACCTTGAACAAGACTAGATAACTCTTGATAAAGCATAGGGTTATTTTTGAAATCGTCTAAAGTCATTTCTGCACCGCGCAACATTTGTATTCTTACATCAGTCCTCGCAAGATTAAGACGTAGGTTTGGATTTTGTATTTTATTATAATCAGTGCCAGTATTAGAAAGTATTCTACTTCTTTGATTAACAGCAGCAAACAACTCGCTTGCTCTACTTTCATCTTCAGCAGGTGGTGAAACAATAACAAACTCATTGTTTATTTCAAATGGAACAAACTCACCATTTTCACCCATAAACCCTGCACGATATGACGCTATACCATTTTCAAAAGATTCGATTACTGGTTGATAATACAAATCAATGCCAAGAGTTTCTATCATTGCAATAGTTTTCAACCGATCATTTTGCAGTGCTTTAATAGTATCGCTTTGTTCGTATGTTTTTCTAATAGCATCTCGAGCAGGTAAAAATTGCATAATAATTTCAATTGCAGAATCAGCAGCTGTGCCGCCAGTAAAAAACTTTTGATACTCAGGATTGTCAGCAATCAATGCTATAACATCATCTCTCATTGACGTCATACCATCTACATCAGTCCAATTGTATCGAGAGTAATTTGATTTACCATCAATAGTAGGAGTAACAACAAATTCGTCCTCAGACATTTGACTGCTATACTCATTAACAAAATTAGCTATCTCATCTTTTGATCTAAATGTTCTGCCCATTATTTTTTCAACAACTAAGGCAGCAGCTAACTCACGTTTAAACTCCATGCTCATATTAAAATCTTTGAATACTGTAGTTAAATCAGCATCTTTATTTACTAATATATCTAAATCTTTTCTAAGATCAGCAACGACATCACCGTCATAAAGTTGTTGTTTTATAGAAAACTGAGCAGGATTTTCACCAAATCTTTCAACAGCACTTAATGCAGTATTAAGCATACCATACTGTTCTGGGGTTAAAGATTTTTTCATTAAGTCATATTGAAAACTTTTGCCACCTACTTTTGCATCTGCAAGTTTAAATCTTTTAAATACAAGTAAGGCATTAGCAGCAGCCTGTTGATCAGCACCGATAAATGAAGCGTATAAAGATTTAGTAAATGTTGGTAAAACATAACCATTTGCAAGAGCTTCCATAGCTTTGTTGTTTTTAAGCAAACTATCTAATGATGGAACAATCCCTTCAAACAAATCTGTATCATAATCTTTAATTGTTTGTTCGTCTGCATAACCACCAAGAATAGCTTCTCGTCTTAATTGAGTTTTTTGCAACTTAACTTGTGCATCAATATCACCTTTTGTTGCTTTAATCTTTCTATCAAACTCACCACTAGTGCTTGCTTCTTGTTTGTCATATGCATATTTCATTGCAGCAAAATATTTTTCAGAGTCTTCGGTATTTGGTGGAGAATCATTATTTGATGTATAACTAGTTGCACCAGACTCTATTAAATTTTGTATATGCTCTAATTCAGTTGGCGGTAATTGAATAGAACGAGCACGATCCATTACAGCAGCAGCAGACTTTGAAAGAATAGTTTCTATAAAAGAATCTTTTTTCTCATAATCAGACTGAGCAACATCTGCCATTAAGTCAGTAGTTTTTTCTATTATTTCGTTTATTTCTAAATCATCGTCAGTCAAATAAGTTCGTAAACTTTTTTTAAATAATTCATCTAAAACTTTTTGTTTAGCTGTTTCCGCAGCGTTCATTAATTTATGACGAGAAAAAATACCATCGGAAATACTTTGACGTTCTTCATAAGAAAAAGTTTTAAGTTCATTTACAAAGTTAGAACCTAAAACCTTTTTTAATTCAGTGGTGCTCGAGAAAGATGCATCAGACAATTCATTAGTATAAGGACTAATATCCCCGATTTCAGTAATGTTAGCATGTAACCTTTGTACAATAGCTTCTATTAATAAATTCTTTTTTACATTTTTTTGTATATCAGGGTCAAGAGATACTACTAGTGCATTTATTTCTTGAGGTGTAGTTAATGAAGTAATTTGAGAAATGTTATTATTTAAAGCAATTTCAATTCTATCATCAAAGTAGCTTTCAACATCTTGACTTAATGATTCTAAACCACGAACCAATTCGCTTTCAGAAGTTGTTATTAAAGCTATTGCTATATCTTTTTGGACAGACTCGGGAAGCTCTGCTCTTATTTTAGGATTTCTAATTCCCATTCTAATAAGTGCTTGTTTGTCTTCATTTTCAAGATAGTAAGTTTGCAAAACATTAGTTGAGGTCATACCTTTAAATCCCTCAATTTCTTCTAATGTGCTAGTATATTCATCCCATGATACTTCTCCTGCAAGGTATTCTTCATCAAGCCTTTCTCTTTCATGCTCTAACAAATCAGCCGCAGATTGCGAGTCACCTGCCGCAGCAAAATAACCAGCCTTCTTAAAGTTACCCCATCTCTTAAGTCTATTGTGGCGTTTAAGTTTAGCATTGGTTATTTCAATTTCTTTTTTAACCATAGCAGCAGTAGTAGACGCTAAGTATTCCTCACCAAGTTCTTTAATAACTCTGCCATAGGCACTTGTTTCACCTGCATCATCAATAGAAGGCGCAACCATGTTTTCAATATGTTTAGCAAATTGTTCATTAAATGTTTCTGAGCTAGGAAACTTTTGAGCATATTCAGATGCTTTTTGCTCAATCTCACCTTGTATTGATTCTTCAAAACGTCGGTTAATTAAATTTTCATACGCCTGTCTACCAATCAAACCAAAAGATTTTGGGGGTTTTAAAGCAACTGGGCTTTGCGTGATTGGATCAATAGCAAACAAATCAGAAGTAGGAACTTTAGCAGCAGCCTCTATACCTTGTTGCTTTGCTCGTTCTGCATTGTATTTATACGCTTCTTGATACCGTCTTTCAGCAGAAGCGGATATTTGCTCCCACATTTCTGGCTCTCCAGTTCGTATAGAAGTAACACCAATAGGTTTATTAAATATTTGTGTCTTTTGTTTTATTGGTGCTCTCATGTTAGATGCTCATAAATAGTTGTGCCTACTGTCTTAAAATCGCTGATAACATCTTTTGCTGTATCAAAAGGACTTCCATAAACTTTAAGCATATCTATTGTATTTTGATAAGCACTTTCTAATGCTTTAGTTCTTTGCGCCCTTGCCGCCGTAATGCCATTTAACATTGATAATCTGCCACGAACACGCAAAGAAGAATCTACAAGAAAGGCTTGAGTATCAAGGCGTTCTAAATCTCTTGTTACTATTTTATTTTGAGCAGCTACAAATCTAGCAACACTCATGCTTTCTCCACCACCAAGCCTTGCCTCAGTCATAAAGTTATTAAACTCTAATGCGTCATTGTATTCTGAAACTCTTGCTTGCAATTGTTGAATAGATTGAATTTGAGAAGCCTGTCTTTCAAGCTCATATTCTTTTGCTTGCATTTCTGCTTGCTCAATATAAGCCTCTGCACTTTGATTTAACGCATCAACACGCAACTGTCCCATTTTGGACATCGTATCAATCATCATACTATCATACGCAAACTTAGAAGCGGACGTATAAAGACTAGTACCAATGTCTAAAAACGTAGAAAACCAATTCATATTACAAGCTCCGCAACTAGCCCATTAACCTGCATAGGCAGTGGTGCATTTTGAGATATTGTTATTTGAGGATCGCGTGAATAACCAAGCAATCTAAATTCTTTTTTACCAGTAAAAGGTTGTTGCTCTAATGAAAGATCATCAGTAGTATTTCTTATTACAAGGTTAGTATTATTTACTGAAGTAGATAATGTGTTATTCAAATCTAATATCACAGAAGCTAATGCTCTAGGTTTACCTGTTACTGGACCATTTGATAAAGAAACATCAATTGGATTTGTTGTAAGATTAACATCAAACTTTAAACCTATTTCAGCAGCCGTTAATGAAGCATCAACCGCAGACACATCAACATTACCACCTGCTACAGTAAACTCACCAACATAATTATTACCACTAATTACATTCACAACTGCACCGTTTTCAAAATCAGAACTAACGTTAAATACTCCTGCCGTACCAGTATAGTCTTTTGCATAGTCCATATTATAATCGTATGTAAGTTGACAAAGAACAATGTTTTCTGTTCCATCTCCTACATCAATAACAAGGTTACAAAATACTTTTTCATCTACTGTAACTGAAGAATGAAACTTACCTTGAGAAGTAAACTCAACCCACCCTGCTCGTTTTTCAGCTCTGTTAGAATTAAAGACTGCCATTTTACCATCAGAGTTTATCATAAATAAATAACTCTCTGACCTATCAACAGCACCATTAAGTGTATTCATTTCAACAGGATTACGAACTAAATGAGAGGCTATACCTGATATAGCAATAGAAGTGTAAGCAGCCTCTGAGTCTGTAAAAATATATTCACGGACAATGTTGCCACCAGTTTGAACAAATACAGAAGCACCATCAAGTAATTGAGGTCTTATATATTCAATGCCAAAAGGTGTTTGTCTTTTTACTTGAATATTAGTTGGTGTTAAAGGTTGTGCATCAAATGATGGTACAAACATTTCCGATGTTGCAGTAAATACTTGCAAGTCACGATTAGAAACCAAATGTCTAATCTGATTTACTTCACCTAAACTAGCAGTAACTTGTATTGCATCAGCAGATTCAGCATCACCTAAATCAAAGTTATAATATCTACTAATCTTAGAAAACCATATTGAGTCAGGTTGAGCTATTGTTCCTGCCAGAGCTAATCTATTTTCATGAAAAGTTATAGCAGCAGGATACCCACGCAAGTCAGAATATGATTGCTCATACCAATTTGTTGTTGGCGCATGAGAATCAATGTGAGGCGTACCACCACCTGCTAGTGAAGCATTAGCTGTTGATGCTGCATTAAATGTAAATGTATTATCATTTGGAATAGATGTTACTGTTCTTGTACCATTTATTTGATTAGCACTTAACCCTGCAAACCCACCTGCATCTGAAACAATAATACTATCCCCAACGTTGTAACCATGTTCTTCATAAGTAACTTCTATAGTACTGCTACCATCTGTTGTTCTAAAAGAATTAATTCCTAAGACAGCTTCTAAAGTATCAATAATATTAACAGTTGCTTGAGTAGCAGATTGAACAGACACAATTTCCATTTCACTATCATGATATTTTAAAGTTACTCCAACATGTTTTGAATTAGGATAATTACCACCAGACTGCGATCCTGTTGTATCAAAATATGCAGAAGTTGTTGTAACCGTTACTCCATTTCCAGTTGTAGCAGCAGGGTCAAGTTTATTAGTAAATGCTTGGAAGTTAAAATATGGTTGATATATTTTTGCATTGTCTGCTTTTGTATCAAATACAAACGGTGATACTTCAAAGGTTGTTAAACTAGTTCTTATTATTTGTTGTGGCATAAATAAATTATGACAAATAAACATTACATCAGCTTCTTGAGCATAGGTATATTCAGTTAAATACTCATGATCAAACTTTAACGCAGCGCCATTAACATCTTGTGTGACAGTATCAACAAGAGTTGTTGCGCCAGTTGTAGGGTTAATATAAAAACATCTAACCTTTTGATGCTCTAGAGAAATTACATACTGCTCATCATCAGAAAATATAAATGGTAACAGTCTCGACTGTTGTTTTTTAGTTGTGTCAACTGTTATATCAGAAAACCTGTATATATTTTTTAAACCTGCACGTTTGATTACGCCACCCTCAGATCGTAAAAACATGTTTTCAATCTTTTGTGCAGAGGCATTATATATTGGAGAATCGGTTCTTGATAATAATGAAGGGCTTACTTCTCCAAACTGAAAGCTGTTTATAGGTACAGTTATTTTTTGCATTAACTACGCCTTTGAGCAATAAACCTTGATGTGTTTAGTTTTCTAGATACTTGTTGTTGTGAGTCTAAAGCACGTGCTCGCATCATTGCAATCTGTGCTTGTTGTCTCATTAAACCAGTAAGATTAGTGTCTCGCGCAACACTTGAAGCTAATACCGCAGCCATTTCATATTGTACTGCTATTGTAAAATATGAAGGCCAATCAGTTTCGTTAGCTCTGTATGTATAATCTAATATAAGTTCTGAAGTTGCTGCTTCATCACAAAATAATTTATCGCCATAAGTTTGATAATTTATCGGTGTATCATTTACAGTAACGGCATGTGTCATAAGCCAAGCAGAAGGTAATTGATATGCAGCATCAAAACGTCCAGTAGGTGCATCACTTAATCTATTTAGCACCGCCTGATCTACTGAAAACCTCCATCGTGAATTTACTAAAGCAGATCGAGCAACATCCTCATACATGTTTGCTGACACTAACGCTTCATTATTACCATCATCAAAAGACGTAATTGGCTCTGCACCAATTAAGATGAGAGCACGACTACATATATCAACAGGGGAAGCTGCGTGTGTACTTGTTACCGCCATTCAAAACCTCAATGTAAAGAGGGGGGCTTTCACCCCCACTCCTATTAGTTGTTATCTAAAACTTCGTAGATACCGTTATCGTCGATAGCAACAGCACCCATTGACATCATTGATGTGGCTAAGTGTGCAACTTTCATTGGTACATAGTTTACTTCAGTTTGAACATCTGAGTTAACACCAATACCTACAGCAGTTGTATGGTAAGCAAAGTTTTTACCACCTGCTACAGCAGACGTTGAAAAAATCTTGAATCCCAAAAATTCTTTCATTGTCATGCCACCTGCAAATGGTAAGTTTTGCGGGCCAACAAAATCTGATGATGCAAACTCATTAATATTAAACAAGTCAGCATATCCTGCAGGAGACATCGCAATATAACGCTGTCCATCTTCAGGGATATCAGCAGTACCCATTGTTTCAAACAATGTAAGTAGATCAGCTTTACCTAAAGCACCAGTTGTATCAGCGATTGCAGTAGCGTTAGCACCTGCATCCATAGCAGTGATTATAAGAGCATCTGTCTGTCGACCTAATGCAGCAGCAGCAGATTGTGCTACAGCCTGACGCTCATTAATATTGATCTTCAATTCATCTAGTTTGTCGATCAATTCAGCAGCATAGTAATCTGCCATTGTTACTTCAACATTGGTGTGCGCCAATTCCATTGTGCTTACATCACCATTTCTAGTCTTAGTTGAAGCTGCTCCAGTGCCTATTTTCTGGAATCGTGCAGTTGATCCTGACACATTTGTAGTGCGAATTGTGTTCCGTAGTTTAGAACCCATACGCTGATACGCCATGTGAACTTCAGTTTCAAACTGCTTAATAAAGGCTTGGTCTATTGTATTAGCCATTTAACAGTCCTTATTTAAGTTACATTTGCATCTCTGGTATCTGCTCCGCTACGTCGTTGAAGGTGTCCTTTCGGGCTTCTCAGTGCATCACAGGCATTGATGATAGAGCATAAACATTTTTTCTATTTGGATTGCAACGCACAAAATGCACAAAAGTTTTATTTTCTTCAGTATCTTCAATTTGCTCAATATTAAAACCAAGCCATGCTAACCACTGAATAATTCCTTTATTTCTAACCCAAGTGTTTACATGAAGTTGGTAATAATGAGTGTGATAAAACTCTATAAGATCAGGCGATACTCTATAAAATTTAGTTCTGTTTTCCTTAAAATGATTAGTAAATAGTGACCAAAGCAAACCATTTTGAGCATCAATACCTTGTAATCCCATTAATGCCATAGGTTTATTTTTATAGTTTACTACAAAGATGTCAGGTTGATCTACCGCAGAAAGCAAGGCTTCAAAAATATCTTGTTCATATAGATCAGAAAATTCTGTTTTATTTTCTTCACACATGTCATCAAACACAGGAAGAAGGTCTTTACGAGAAAAAGGGGCAATTGTTATGCCCCTTGATTTAAATAAAATGTTATCCATTATACAGTTTTTTATAACCGTCATCTACTTGTTTAACAAAATTTCTATCACGTTTAGCAGGATTCCAATACCTTTCGTCACGCATCATTTCTTCCAGATCAGCTTGTGAAGTTGTTGCCGCAGGGTTAGAAGGTGCATCTACAGATGGGTCTTTTAATTTTTCCATCATCATTTCTAATGCTATTATACCTTCATGTTTTTGACACAATAGTTCAATAGCAGGTAATACATCTTCTGGAAAAAATTGCTCTGCCCAAACCGACGCAGCTTCAATTCTGGCATCAGAATTATCTCCTAATGCTTTAGCTTCAGCTTCTATATCTATTTGTTCTGGACCTGCATATTGAGCAAACTTTTCTATACCTTCTTTAAATTTTTCTTGAGAAAAACCGTTTTCATATGAATGATCTGCCCACCATTGTAGTAATTCATTATCAAAACCTTCTTCACTATTTATAATCTCTGGCAATTCATAATCACCTGATGAGTTTGGTCGATCAGCAAATCGTTCTTGAAGCAGTTCTTCTTTTACTTGTTCTTTAAAAACTTCTTCTTTTTCGCCAAGTTTTGACTCTAAGGATTTATACGCTTTACCAAGTTCAGCAGGGTCGTTAAATTTCTCTGGTAACCACTCAGGCCTTTCAGTAGTTACTTCTTCACTTGTTTCAATTGCTTCAGCTTCTTGTTCCATCAGATTTTACCTTATGTGCATGATTAATACGAGATTCAATTAAACCAACAAGATAACGCTGACCTTCTAAATGACGAAGTTCTTCGGTAGAAACATTTGGTCCATTAACCATTTCAATAGTTACTGAGCGTAAATACTTTAATACAGCTTGTCCTGTTGGTGTACTAAATATTTCAGCAACATCAAGACTAATCTCTTTGTCTTTTTGTTGTGGTCGATGTATTCCATCAATTCCCACGTTTACTTTTGTACTCAAGCGTTACTCCGTTGGTTGCTCTGCGGCAGGTGCAGCAGCCTGAGCTTGCTGCATTTGCTGCATCATTGCAACTATTTGTTTACGCTCTTGTTCATCTCGGATCAAGGTATCTGGTACACCAAATTTTTTAGCAAGGTAAACTGCTGTTTGTTCAGAATTAATTAATAGCTGCATTGCTTCTGGACCAAAGGCTGCATTAGTTAATTCTAAGAATCGTGATACTGAAGATATATCTTGGTTAGCTTGCGCTTGTGCTAATGGTGAAGATGAACGTATTTTTATTTCTCTACCGTTTACAGTTGGTAATTCAATACGCCCTTGCTTCTTTAAAATATAAATAACACGTTGCAATACTGGCTGCACAAGTTCAGCTTGTAATCTACCAAAAGCTGATCCTATCCTGCGTGACAAATCTGCCATACGTTCTGCAACTTCAGTAGCTGATGCAGGAGTTTTATCTGGATTTCCTAGCATATCATTGTATAATGCGCGTTTTATATTCTGACGCATATCTGACAAAACAAGCTGTGCAACGTCAAATCTTCCTGCTGCTTGAATAGGTTGCAGACCACTAGACCCCATTGCTTTAGGTATTATAGTCCCTGGAACGAGATTTATTGTATCAGGATTTATAACACCATCATCTTCTATCTGATATATTCCTGAGATAGACATTTGAGCATTTTCAAGAATTAGTTCTATTGTAAGATTTGTTGTTTTTATTGCAGACAATGCGTTAATTAGTGGGCCTCGACCGTAAACTTCTCCTGCACACTTAGACCATCTAAAACAAATAAAAGGATTAGAGCCAACACCTTCCATTTTGTATGACATAATTACAGTTTTGGTTGTCATACATATTGCATAATACAAATGCGCGTCTACGTTGGTTCGTGAGTAATCCTTGCAAACAATCTCAAGTATTGTTGTTTTTTGATCGCTAGAATTTTGCACCATATTTGCAAGCTGCCCAGAAAGTTTTGCTTGCGGATAAAGTATTTGTATTTGATCAAAACGTATACCTTTACGCTCTCGAAACACATGATCTATTCGATCATCAGGTCCAGTATCTAAAATAACATGGGGTAGTGGAATTGCAGAAAAACGCACAGGAGATAATGCGTCACCTTCTTCGCAAACCAAAACCCCAGTTCCTACTGCTAAATCCATAAATGATTCATGAACTTCTTGTGCAAAGTTTGAGTTTTGCAGAACTTCAAACACATATTCTGTTACTTCATCTAGATCATTATCAACAGAATCTTTTTGGGCATCAGGTATTTCTGAACCTGCCATGAGGTCAGCCCATCTTGCAAAGTTAGGAACTAATCCAGATTGTAATCGAGATGCAAACTCTTGAACACCAACAACTGCGGTTTCGTCAAATATCTTATCGTCTCTACGCTCGCCAATGCTTTCGTAATAGAAAGATTCCCTTTGCGGCAAAGCATACTCATAACATTCTTCAAACAAAGAAACAAAGTTTTCACGCTTTGCTTTAGCGGATTCATACCGCTTTAGATATTGTTTCGCAACGGGATCATTTATCATTAGCCAAACCTACTATAGTAACCTGCGCCACCACCTGCGCCAGTAAATAAACTTCTTCTTTGAGAAGTTCCAGTGCGCCTAATTCTTTTCTTTAGACTTGATGCAAGTAAGTCTTCTTCTTGCCCTTTAGCTGCAAGTTCTCTTTGCCTTGCTTCTTCTGCTTCTTTTTTTGCTAATTCTTCTTCTTTACGTTTTTGTTCAGCAAGTATTTGAGCCTGTCTTTCTTGTTGAGCTTGTATTTGACCCATCAATGCAGCATTACTTGCTTGAGCAGCAGCAGCTTGTTCTTGTTGCGCTTTTAACATTGCATCAGTTTGAGCTTTTTGTTGAGCAAAAGCTGCCTTCTGAGCTTTGATTTGTTTAACGCCTAAAATCCCACTTATTAAGGTTGGGAGCACCACATTCCAACACATTACAATCTCCTTTTTTTTAAGCTATAAACAAATAAAATTATAAAATGCAACGCACAATTACATTCTAGCCCAAAGTCCTTGTCTTCTTTCTTGAGGCTTTCGCTTAGAAAACACATCAAAGTTTCTACTTGCAACAACAGGTCTTGCTGCTTTTTGAGTATTTAAAAGAGCACGACCTTCTCCTGCACCTAGCATCATATATTGCAACGCATCATGAATATGCGAGTACATATTTTTATCAGGTTTGTCTGCATATCTTTCACCAGACACTTCCATACGCTTGTATTGATAGCCACCTTCAAAGCCTTTGATTAACTGTTGGCAACGTCTGTCAATTAAAAAGGCAGGTTTACCTTCAACCATTTTATTCAGTTGGGAGGAGACTGATTCAAGCCGAAGGTCAACAGAGTTGGAGGGCGCAGGAAACGCTCTCAAACCTGCCCCACGCAGAATGTGGAAAGGTGTGGATTCATCAGTCTGCGCTCTAAAATCACCTGCAGGATCGCCATAAATATAAACATCAGAACATTGAGAAAACCGTGTAGCAATTTCTTCTCTCAAGACTTCTGAAAATCGTACAATCCCCATATCAAAAGCAACTATCTCTGATTGTATTAACCATCGACCTCTTACTTTTTGACCAAGAGTTGCAGCAGGTGTAAGTCCAAAGTCTAACCCAACATACAACGGAGCATTAGCAGCAACAGGTATTTCTTCTTTTGCTATATGAACATCAGGCGCAAACATTTGATATATAGGTTTTCCTTCTTGGATAGACCCTAATCTATTCATAACATAGACATCAATCCAACTTTTAGTCTTACCTCTAATTAAATTACTATAGTAGTTATCAAGCATATGTTTTTGATTCTCAGCGTTTTTGTTTGGCTGATAATCTTTTATTTCACCATCATCATCACGAATCTCAATCATTCCCGACGATTGTGTAAAGAACTGCCAGTTGTCAGGCTTTACTAACATCTTAGCTTGTTCTCTAGGAATGTGATCAGGCACTGGCACTTCGCCTGACATAATAGGCCACCAATGATCTTCTTCTGGTGCGTTAGTATCTGCAATGACGCCTGTCCAACTTGGACCACCATCACGCATAGAAGGATATCGTCCAACCCTCATAGTGCAAGCATCAATAATACTTTTGGGTATCTCCCTTGCCTCATTAATCCAGACACCAGTAAGTTCGAGGGACAATAACTTCTTTACATCTTCTGGGCGGTCAAGGGCAAGGAAGATAACTTCAAGGTCTAAGTCACCTTTTTTAATGTGGTGGGTGTACGGCACTGACCAGATGAACTTTCCCCACTGTTCTTCTGGAAACCAGTCAAGCCATGTTTTAATAGTTGTAGTTCGTAGCTGTGGGTTTGTGTTCCGTATAATAGCCCATCGAGACTTTCGTTTTCCGTCAGGTGATTTGTTTTGTTCGAGCGACCTGCGAAATACTTCAACACAACATCCAACACTTTTGCCACTCCCTACTGGTCCACGAATTCCACGAAAGAAAGTATTGTTCTTCATAAAAGATTTTAGAACATTACCGTCAGGTTTATATTTAAAGGTAGTCATCTAAGACCTTTATCTACCAACACCTTCATAGATTTTTCCACAACCTCGGGTCCGTACCAATCAATGACTTGATCAACCATTGCATTAGTAACAAAAGATGCACCATGCTTTTCTGGAAAATATTTAAAATGAACTTTTCTTACCGCTTCTCTTAAAGCGTTTAAGTCTTCTTGTTTTAGTGTATTAACAAAACTCATTTTTTCTTTTTGGCCTTTGGCTGAGAATAGGCTTCATTAATATCGGGAGTAGAAGGATCATCACCTTTTAACTGTCCGTTGGAGCTTCTCGCACGTTTAGGTTCTGACCCCTCTACTAACCTGCGAGACTCAGGAGTTCTTGTCTTACCAGTATAGGTTGTTCCTGCTAGAACGTGAGTTTCGCCTGTCCACAATTCACCAGTTGTTAAGTACCAAGCCATTAGCTTTCTGTCCTTTTTAATAAAGTCTTTTTCTTTTTCTTCTTTTTATAAGCCTCGGCTTCTTTCATCCCTTTTTGTGTATAAGCAAACTTCTTTCCCATTACATTAGGCATTTCTATATCTCCTTACCTTGTTAGCAATCTTTTTCGGTTGAGCCACAAACTGTTTACCTGCCGCCTTACCCTTTCGTTTGGCTCTGGTTGTAGCGCGATACTCAGCATCAGTAAGAGCAGCGATAGCCGCAGAAGGAAGGTAGCGTTCACCAGTTTCACTAGACTTCTTTCCAGACTTTGTTCTCCACTTTTGTTTACCCCAATTAAGCAAAGAACGTTGCGGCGCTCTCATGAAGTATAACCTCCACCACGCTTCTTATATTCTTTAGCAAGCAACTGAGCCTTTCGAGCAGACCACTGACCTGCCGCAGTACCTTGAACAGCTTGCGCTTTAATCCTTCGAAACAAAGTAGCCCTCATCTTAGGCTTGGTATAATTACCTGCTGCATTAACTGCCATTACGTTGTCTGCCTTTCTTTAGCTGCCTGATACCTCTTTAATAAAGAACGACCCATAGCCGCAGCCTTCGCTTTGTTTCTTGGTGCGCCCCACGCACTCAGACTTAATGCTAATCGTGTAGGCCGACCCTTCTCATCCTTCATCGGACCTTTAGCTCCACTCATCCGTACAAGGAATGAACCCTTCCTACGCATCTGCGCTAAAGTCTTAGGTTTTCCCTTAACAGGAGCTTTTAAAGTACCGCCCTTGTAACTAGCTCTACCTTTTTCATTTAACCCACCTTCGGGGTTCTGACCTTCTTTACGAGTCCATGCAGGTGACGACATCTAATAACCTCATTCAATAAATCCCTAATAACATATTTTAACCATTTTACAAAAAAAATATTTTTAGAAAAAAATGCGAGGAGGAGAGAAGTAACCGTAACTAGTGTCTAAGTTTTTGACCCCCCACTGCTATCCGAGGTCTATACTAACTTTTATGTCTCCAGCAACTTGTACCTGAGAACGATCTATCGGCTTAAACCCTGCTCGATCAAGAATGTCCTTGCTTGCCTCTAGCTGTACATGCTCAGACCTAGCCCCTGTTGCCAGTTTCAATACCTTCGCAGCTGCAACTGTAGCGTTCATACCTAACTGCTCTCCTACACGTTGCATCATATACTGTTGCACATGTGGTTGAGCTAAGGCTTTGGAAGCACTGACCCTTCCTGATTCACCCTTTGCGTACCCTGCTTCTTCTGCTGCGTGTCTAACCGAACACCCTGTTGCTACAAGCGTATCCACCAGAGCCAGTTGCTTTGGCGTTAATTTCCTTACTTCTATGTTCATATATATACCCTAGTTACATGGACATTTATGGACATGGGGTAAAGTGCTTTCCGTCTGGATAGCCCCCCCTATGATCCCCCCCAACATGCTCGTTTTGTCAATGGTGTGTCAAGTCATTACCATACGTCATTACGCAAGTTACGTAGCGTCACTTATACCTTGAGCGTGTTGACAGGGGATTGGCCATTTCGCGCGTTTATTGTGCTTCGCTCTCTTTTTTGCGCGAAACCGCGCTACTCATGAATCGAGCCACAAGGGTGTCTCGACCCGAAGGGTGAGTATCCCTTGTCCGTGAGATTCTATTGTGCGTACCGCCATAGCGGTATCGCTTGCGCGTTGAAGACGCGCTACCATTGTACCCTGCATGAACCATATGTTCGTGCTCTGGGCAGTAACCTCTCCATTCTAGCTGAGACAAGCACTCCGCTCCGACTTTGTTCCAAAGCTCTTACGCTCTGAGCTTGTCGTAGCAAGAACGGAGCCTGATGGTTACCGCCCTCACACAAACATTTATCTAATCACACACACATGACTACCAATCGTAACTTCCAGTTGGGCTATCAAATTCGGGCTGAGTCAAGCAGAACAGTTACGCAACGTCAGACGTGGCTGACGTAACGTAACTATTCCCGACGTTGTCGGCTGCGTGCGTGACTAAGCCCAAATTTAATTGCCAGAGCATCCCATACTTACACGGAGTATGTGTGAGTATAAGATAATATAGATAGTTAAAAAGGAGATTATAATGTCTATACAAAATCTAGTAAAAGAAATCACCCTAGTTTCTACAGTATACAATACTTACGAAGACAAATGGGAAGAGCGTGACCAACTATCTTTCGCAAGAAAGATCATCGCTGAGGCGATCATGGACAAACTATACTGGCTCACCAAAGGCAAGAAAGGTTCAGAGAACTACGTCGATCTTAAGAAGCGCGATGTAGCCTCAGCAACGTCGGCTTTCCGAGGCGACGAGTTGAGCACTCTCGAGTTACGTGGCGCGACGGCTAACTGCAAAGCAGCTTCCGACAAGCACGACGTACTCATGAACATGATGTCGGAGTTGCAGGAACTATATCGCACCACGATGTCCGAGGACGCGGACGAGTACCTACCATATGGGTCAGTACCCAACGGTAACGTACCCGAGACACCGTCGGAGTTACCCGAGGACATACGACAACAACTTGAGGCGTTAGGCATGGCGACGCCAGCCAACGACCAAGTTGAGACGAAGTCTAAGAAGAAAGCATAAGACAGTAAGGGCGGCCAGAAGGCTGCCCTTTTCTTTTGTTCGAGTAAACGAAGTGTATACGAGAACCAAAGAACACACGTGACTTGATGAACGAAGGTGAACTCAAGGAACAACCGCGATGCTGAGGCGAGCGGTGAAGGGCTGTGTGTGTGCGCGACTTGCCGTAGCACATGCCAATAGATAAAAAAATCGTTTACAAAAATGATTGTATAATATAGGTTTAACTTGTGCATATATGCACCAATAACAAGCAAGGAGGAAGTAATGCTTGATTATCTAACGCCAAACCAGTTGGCTAATTACTGGGAATTTGATGTCGAAATGCAACCAGTATTCGACAAACATGGAGAACCAATCAAAGGTTCTCAACATGTAGTTCGTACCGATACCAACCAATCATTGGGTGTGCATGGAGCACGTTACAAAATGGTTCGTCACGATGACGTTGTAAATTCTATTTTAGATAGCGTGTCATCAGCCAATCTATCCGATGATTACAAAATGAATGTAGAGGTTCTTGAAGATGGGCGTAAACTTAGAGGTGAAATACTATTTAATGATTTAGTTGTTGAGCCTGACGTTGGTGATTACGTTCAGTTCAAAGTTGATTTTTTCAACAGCTATGATGGATCATGGTCAATGTCTCAAGCAGCAAGTGGCAATCGTCTTTGGTGCAAAAATGGATGCACAATAGCCGATCTTGTGGCTCGTACTCGATACAAACACACAACAGCTATCAATGTTGAAGGTAGTGCAGCCAAGATTGCAAGTGGTTTAAATCATTTCATGTCACAAAAAGAAGTATGGCAAAGCTACATGCAAACAACAGTTACTACACCAATGGCTGAAAAGTTCTTCAAGAACACAGTAGCAAAAGCATTTACCCGACAAACACAAGTTACAAAAACAAATGAAAAGCAATTAGAAAAGTTGCTTGAGATTTGGGGTAATGAACATCGGCAGCTTGGGCGTAACAAGTGGGCGCTGTATAATTGTCTTACTTACTGGGCAACTCACACTCAAGAGTTACGCTCACCACATACTGCAAGGTACAATCGAGAAGCAGCCATTGCATCAGCAATGCGTAGTAAACACTGGGAGTTCTATGATGATCACAGTTCAAGTTAAAAATATTGAGTCACTATTACAGTGGCTCAAGACTTGCCCACATGACTATGCCATATCATCAATGCAAGGTGGGTTTGTTCATGTAAAGTTTTTTATTTCAATGGAAGAATTAGTGGAGCAACAAAATGCCAATGACTAAGAAAGACTATGAGTTCATAGCAGATGAAGTAGCGCCAATGATGCATTGGCCTACTCACATTGAGGAGCTTGCTGATAAACTGCAAGCACTCAATCCTGATTTTGATAGAGATAAGTTTATACCTCGAGCAACAAATGCTTGGGAAGAAAACTATCAAGAAAATAGAACGGAGCAAATCAATGACCACATCCCCTATTAGTCCAGAAATGGCAATGGAAATAATGCTGAACAAAATCTTTGATGATGTTTTTTATAAAACAAAAAAGCAAAGTAATTTCTGTGGCAGTTGTGATGGTGATGGTGAGATTGAGGTAGAAGTACCTCGACCTCACAACTTCAATCGTGACGTTGGTGTATATGACGTCAAGAAAGTAGAGTGCTCAGAATGTGGTGGATATGGTGTAATCAAAAGTGAGGTTGACCAAATAGATTTTTAGCTGCATACATGCAGTATGAAATCTTATTTACAGTATTTAAAAGATGAAGCTGCCAAGCGTAATGTTAATCTATTAAAAGCATTTCGCTTGGCTGAGATTCCAACGTCAACATACTATCGAACAATAGGAATGAAAACTGAACTTAGATATTTAACTGCAAGCAAAGTTTTAAACGCTATACATGAGCAAGAACGTAGGCAAGAAGCAGCCGCGATTGCCAAGCAACTACGATCTGATAATAAAAATGTTAGTAGAAGCAAGGCACGAAACGGGATTAAGCCAGTCGCAATTGGCTGACGTTATCGGCTGCACTGAATCTTTAATTCATAAATGGGAACAGCATAAACGCATCCCATCAGGTTTCTTATTCATGTGTTGGTTGGATGCTTTAGGTTACGATGTCGAAGTCAAAAAAAGGTAAGAGATATATAACTTGTGTTGCTTGCGATATAAAAACAGAATGGTTCGTAGCAATACTTAAAAACAATCACGCAAGAACAATGAATAAACATTGGTATGTATGCTTGCATTGTTACGAGGAAGATAGATGGCAAATCGCAACAAAAACAAAGGAACCTATCACGAAAAGTGGTTTGTCGAATGGCTCAATAAAATCAAAGCGCCAATCAAAGCGAAAAGGCAACCCCTCTCGGGCAGCTTGGGAGGAGAGTATGCAGGGGATATTAAAATTGAAATCAACGGACAAGAATTAATAGGCGAAGTAAAGTACAGAGATAAGTCTAACTTCCCAAGTCCATTCGCAGTATTAGAAGGCAGAGACATTGCCTTTTATAAAAGACGGAGAGGAACTCCGCAAACACTTGTCATAATGACAGGAGATAAATTTCAACAACTGTTAGAGGAAGCTAATGGAAAACTCACTGACTGCAAGGTTTGAAAAATTTCATACCGACAACCCAAAAGTATATGAACTGTTTAAAAAGTTTACCTTCATGGCAATTCGCAGAGGACACAACAGACTATCTGCATGGATGATTGCAAACAGAATCCGTTGGGAAACTTCAATCGAAACATTCAGCGATGATGATTACAAAATAAGTAATGATTACATTGCTTTATATTCAAGAAAGTTTATGGAAGAATTCCCACAATACGATGGGTTCTTTCGTACCAAACCAATGCGGAGGGCGTAATGACAGATAATTCAGTATCATCTTTTATAAAAGATTTAAGCAGTATAGATGATAGAGTTTGTTTATTTTATGTAATAGACAGAGTCGATGGTATTTGGGGCTTAATGCAAACAGATATAGAAATGGGTTTAAAAGAACTCGATGATTTTAAACGTGAATTAATCTATAATTTAGGTGTTAATGCGAGGCTCAAACAATGAAATCAATAAGCAAGTCTGCATCAAATGATGTGTGGTCTGCAAGTTTAAATCGCAAAGCACATCCAGTATTAAAAAAAGAGTTTGGTTCTAATACATCATGGACACCAGATGCTTACAAAATAAATGCTGATCGCATACGAAACAAAGAACCTGTTGGTGAAAACTGGCTGTGGGGTCGTGGTGCTGCATCCCTCGTACACTTTGGTTATCTTACTGAGGCAGAGCTTGAGCCACACCGACAGGCATATCTTGATGCGATTACTATGTATGGTGACTCTCAAAAACTACATGATGAGCTTGTCAAAAGATACAAAGATGCAATGGATATTCTGAAAAATTAGACTTGATAAAGCTGCACATAAGCAGTACTATCAAACAATAATAATGGAGGAAGTAATGAACCGACAAGGTTTTATCGGGGGCAGTGATTGCGTCCAGATTATGCAAGGCAATTGGTTACAGTTGTGGCAAATCAAAACTGGTCTTATTGAATCAGAAGATTTATCTAACAATCTAGCAGTGCAGCTTGGTGTACACACTGAGGATTTCAATCTGCAATGGTTTGAAAAACAACTTAATGTTTCTCTGTCAAATCATCAGTCTGAGTTTGAAACATACTTAGGTCAAGTACCATGCAAAGGTACAGTCGATGCTATGTATGATGGTAATATTGTAGAAGCAAAACATACAAATGCTTTTAACAATATGGGTAAAGTTATTGAATACTACATGCCACAAATACAATTCTACATGCAACTTGCTGATGCAGACGGTGGATATTTTTCAGTAATTTTTGGCAACAGCGATTGGGATTGTGTGCATGTATCAAAAGACAAAGAGTATTTCAATTCAATGTGGGCGGTGGTGTCAGACTTCTGGGGTTACGTTCTTCGCAATGAGGAGCCGATTGGTGTCGATACGCCCTCGCCCTCGATTGATAAAATCCCGTTGGACGAAATGGTTGCACGTGACGCAACATACGACAACCAATTTGTCGACGCAGCCGTTACTTACATTAATAAAGAATCCGACCACAAGCAGTTCGAAAGAGCAAAGAAAGACTTGAAGGATATGATTGCAGAAAACGAGCGTGAGG